TTACATAGGTTCGGCTAACTTTAGTTCTGACCCAACAGAAGAATCTAACCCATACTACAGACTTTACTCACGTAAATTCACTATGGTAGTTGCAGGTGGTTTTGACGGATGGGATATATATAGAGAATCAAGAACTAACTTAGATAGATTTGTCTTAGGTAGAAGTGGTTATCTAAAAGGGTCTTGTCCTTCAGTTAAATATCCTACAGCAACAGGTTGGGGAGCATTTAAACAAATTACTGTTGGAGACAATACTCAAGATTGGGGTAATACTGACTACTACGCGTACTTATTAGGACAAAGAAGTTTTGCAAATCCTGAAGCGGTTAACATTAACGTATTCGTAACACCGGGTGTTGATTATAACAATAACTCTGACTTAGTTGAGAATGCAATTGATATGATTGAAAACGATAGAGCTGACTCTATTTACATCTGTACAACTGCTGACTTTAATATGTTCACACCAACTGCTAATCCTGATGATTTAATTTACCCTCAAGAGGCGGTAGATATATTAGAAGGTTCAGGAATTGATTCTAACTACACTGCAACATATTACCCTTGGGTATTAACAAGAGATAGTGTTAATAATACACAAATTTACTTACCACCAACTGCTGAGGTAACAAGAAACTTAGCGTTAACTGATAACATCGCGTTCCCTTGGTTCGCAGCGGCGGGTTATACGAGAGGTATCGTAAATGCGGTTAAGGCTCGTAAGAAATTGACTCAAGAAGATAGAGACGTTCTTTACAAAGGTAGAATTAACCCAATCGCGACATTCTCAGACGTAGGTACAGTAATTTGGGGTAATAAAACTCTTCAAATTAGAGAATCTGCATTAGACAGAATAAACGTAAGAAGATTGTTATTACAAGCTCGTAAGTTGATTTCAGCGGTTTCAGTGAGATTGTTGTTCGAACAAAACGACCAAAAAGTAAGACAAGATTTCTTAAATGCGGTTAACCCTATCTTGGATTCAATCAGAAGAGATAGAGGTCTATACGATTTCCGAGTTTCAGTTTCATCAGACGCTGCGGATTTAGATAGAAATCAAATGACAGGTAAGATTTACATCAAACCAACTAAATCATTAGAGTTCATTGATATCACATTCTACATCACACCGACAGGAGCATCGTTTGAAAACATATAACAAACAACTCTAAAATAAAAAGGGAGACATGTTCTCCCTTTTTTTTATATAACAATATTTATAGGTATGAGTAATAGAAATTTAATAAAAAAAATTTTAAGAGAGGTTGCTGAAAAAAGAGATTTAAGGTTATACGCCTTAGATTGGGATGATAATATCTTAGGTATGCCAACCAAAATATATTTGGCTGATGAAGATGGTAATTCAATTGGGATGCCAACTGACCATTTTGCAGAATATAGACATTTAATCGGTAAAGAACCTTTTGAATACGAGGGTTCAACGATAGTTGGGTTTGATGAAGACCCGTTTAGAGATTTTGTTCACCCTGAAACATTTTTAAGGGATACAATTAAAGCGGTCAAAAAGAATAAATTCTCCCCAAGTTTTGAAAAATTCAAAGAAACGTTAATTTATGCTAATCCATTCTCAATTATAACTGCAAGAGGTCATAGTCCAAAAGTTATTAAAAAAGGTGTTAAATTATTTATTGACATTGCATTAACACCGGAAGAAAAACAAGAAATGATTAGTAATATCAAAGATGTTTTGGACTTCGAAGAAATTGGAGGTTATTATAAAATGGGTGATTTGGACGATTCTCAATTGATTGACGTGTTTTTAGATGAAAAAGGAGAATACTATCCTGTATCGTCAAAAGAATTCGGTCAGAGGTTTAATTTGGATTCAAGTAAAGGAGCATCTAGTCCAGAACATAATAAGAAATTAGCATTGTCAGACTTTTTAGACCAAGTATATTATAAGGTAGGTAGATTAATTGATAGTGGTAAATATGGTTCTGTTTCATTAGGATTTTCAGATGACGACATAAGTAATGTTAGAAGTATGGTTCAACATATAGAAGATGAACTTTCAAGAGTTTACCCTGAAATACATTTTGTTGTAAAAGATACATCTGAAGGTGGAATGAAAAAGATAGTTATAACTAGACTTGATAATGAGGCAGACTCCGAGTCTTTACTAGAAAATTATATGATTAATAAAATATTAAGCTATTTATAATAAATTAATATATAAAATAATTAATATAATATTTATAACTAGATTACTAGAATTATAAAAAAAATAAAAATAAAAGTCAATAGAAAAATATTTCAAAGACTATTTATATACAAAAATAAACATAAAATTTAAAAATAAGATAAGATGGCTGATTTATTAATGAAAATGCCCATACCATACGAACCTAAAAGACAAAACAGGTTTATATTACGTTTCCCGTCAACATTAGGAATTAACGAATGGTTCGTGGAAAGTACATCAAGACCTAAATTAACAATTGGGGCTACTGAGATTCAATTCTTAAACACTTCAACTTGGGTTGCAGGTCGTTTTAACTGGGGAACAATCAATGTTAAATTCCGTGACCCTATTGGACCTTCAGCGGCACAAGCATTAATGGAATGGGTTCGTTTATGTGCGGAATCAGTTACAGGACGTATGGGTTATGCTGCGGGTTATAAGAAAAATATTGATTTGGAAATGTTAGACCCGACAGGTGTTGTTGTTGAAAAATGGATATTAGAAGGAGCTTGGTTATCTGATGTAGACTTTGGAGCATTAGGTTATAGTACTGATGGTATCGCTGAGATTACCGCGACGTTGAGACCTGACCGTTGTATATTAGTATACTAATAAAATAATTTATTAAAAGTAAATCCACGTAATTTGTTTGCGTGGATTTTTTTGTTTTATACTTTATATAAAACGTAAGTAAATTATATTTAAAAAAAAAGATATTATATGGAAATGATTGATGAAAATGTAAGAAAGGCTGGAACGGAAGGTTTTAATTTACCTCACGATATTGTAAAATTACCTACACAAGGTGTTTTTTATAAATCAAAAAAATCGTCTATTAAAGTTGGTTATTTAACTGCGACTGATGAAAATTATTTAATGAGTAATGAAAATAAAGAAAATATTATTATGACATTACTTAGAAGTAAGGTTTATGAAAATGAGTTAAGACCTGATGAACTTGTTGATAGTGATGTTGAGGCTATTTTAATATTTTTAAGAAATTCATCATTTGGTCCTGAATATAAAATAAATTTAGTTGACCCTAAAACAAATAAATTGTTTGAACATAGTGAGATTATTGATGTTTTAACGTTAAAAGAAACTGAGGTTAAACCTGATGAAAACGGATTGTTTTCAACAACATTACCAAGAACAAATGTTGAGGTTAAATTAAGACCGTTAACTTTTCAAGAGGGGATTGATATTGATGTCTTAATGGCAAAGTATCCAAAAGGTGTAACAGCACCTTTAATTACCGCTAGATTATCGAAAGAAATCGTTTCAATTAATGGTGATTCTGATATCGGTGTTATATCAGAATTTATTTCTCGTTTACCTATTATGGACTCAAAACACATTAGAACTTTCTTAAAAGAAAATGTTCCTCAACTAAACTTAAAAAGACAAGTTAACGCCCCGTCAGGAGAATTGGTTACATTTAATGTATCCTTTGGGGTGGACTTTTTTCGCCCTTTCTTCTGATTATTCAAAATATCTTATTGAGGAATTTTATCTTATGTCCAAGACATTAAGAACTCAATATAGTGAGTTTCTAACTATACCTACTTATATTAGAAAATATATTGTTGGTAGAATTATTGATGATTATACACCAAAGGAAAATTAACCTTTGGTGTATTTATTTATAAAGGGTTACAAATATGGAAGATGAAATTGGTGGATTGTCAGAAGGTTTAGGCGGTAAGTTTGTTCAGGCGACTAAAGCCTTTAAAGACAATGTTAATCCTGAGACAATTAAAGAAGGGGTTAAATTTCTTGAAGAAGGATATTCAAGTGTTGCTAGAAGTATGGGTCTTACCCGTGAATCTTCTATGGCTATTAAGAAAACACTTGCTGATTCACTTGCAAATGCAATATCAATTGGTGCGTCATTTCAAGATGCGGTTGATGCTCAAGCTGCTATTACAAAAACGACAGGTCGTAATGTGATAATGAGTACTGACTTCCTTAAAAACATTAAAATTGCGGCCGAAGTTTCGGGTCAATCTATTGAAGGTTTAACTGAAGGATTTATTAATGCGGGTTATAATATGAATAACATCGCAGATGAAATGCAAACAGTGTTTGATACTTCAAGAGCGTTAGGGGTTAATTTACAAGCCGTAACATCTTCAGTTGCTGAAAATATGGGTAAATTAGATGACCACAATTTCAAAGGTGGTGTTGAAGGTTTAGCTAAAATGGCCGCGACAGGTGCAAGTTTACGTGTTGATATGAGTGAAATATTTAGGGCGGTCGATAAAGCGTTTGACCCTGAAGGTGCTATTGATATGGCGGCGGCATTCCAAAGATTAGGTGTAACACAAAGTGATTTATTAGACCCTCTTAGATTGATGAACATGTCAATGAACGACCCTGAAGAAATGATGAAATCATTAGCTGATATGGGTAAATCATTAACTGAGTTAGACGCCAAAGGAAATATTAAAATCGCACCTGGTGAAATCCGAAGAATGAAACAATTAGCTGATGCTGCGGGTATGAGTTCGTCGGAATTTGCTAAGATGTCGAAAGCCGCTGCGGAGATGGATATTAAAATGCAAAAAATCCAATTTCCAGAATTTGCAAACGAAGAACAAAGAACATTGATTGCGAATATCTCCCAAATGAAGGACGGTAAGATTCAAATGAATGTTGACGGGGAGATGAAAGATGTCAATGAAGTTTTGAAAAAATTCCAAGGTGACCAAAAAGGACTTGAAAAATTCTTAAAAGATTCTCAACCTAAAAGTCAAGAAGAGTTATTACGAGAATCAAATACCATTGCAACAGAACAAGTAAATGCAATTAAAGCGTTAAGAAGTAGAAGTGCATTAGCAATAGGTTCAGCAAAAATCACTGAAGATATGAATATGGCTCAAAAAGACCTTGTAGTTGGGTATGCTAACGTATTAACTAAAACATTAGATGTTAAAACGATTAGAGACGGGTTTGAGAAAAATGTTTCAGGAATTACTGATGCTTTGGGTAAATTAGCTAGAGGTGAAGGTTCTATGGAGGAGGTTGCTAACGCGTTTGCGTCATCAATGAAAAATGTCACTACGGGTATAATGGAAGCTAAAGACAATTTAATTAAATATTCAAAAGAAGAAAGGGATAAAATAATGGCGGGTAATAACAATATTTCAAAAGGTATGGTTAGTGCCCTTGATAATGCAGTATCTTCTGAAATTAACGGTTCTAAAATTCCTGGAAGTGAGAATAGTACTGCAACACTAAAAACGCCTGTATTTGGGACTGAACCTATAGCTAAGATTCTACCAACAACTGCCGCTGTGACGGATGATAAGATAAACAAAGTTGCTAAATCTATGAATATGTCTACTGAAGATATGTTAAAATTGATGGAGGTTAAAACAAAATCTGATGTTTCAGGTAAAATAGACATAACGTTAAATGTAAATGCTCCTGCAGGTGTTGATACTAAACAATTACAAATAGCGTTAAATGACCCAGCGGTTAATCAACAATTAGTTAAAATGATTGCGTCATCTAATAACAATGTTTGGTCAGGAATGAAAAAATAAAAAATACTCTATTTATTGAATAAAAGATATAAGTAATGCCGAATAGTACATTATCATTTGCGTCATCATCATCGTTTAGAGATGTCTTAGTAGCTAAAAATTTAGCTAGTTACTCTGTTACTGGTGTTTACACACCACCTGCCGGTCCTTTAAATTATGAAATTACATTAAGTCAATCACCTGTTATTGATTCACCAAATGATTTAATTGCTAATGACCCATTTGCAAATCAATTATATCCATTAAATAATTACGGACCTAGTGGTGGGTA